CCTAGTTGTTTAGGTATCCACTTAAAAGACTTTTTCTCTTTCATAGCTACTTCAATAATAATACTAGCATAGTAATGCCTAAGTACATGAACTGCACCCTGCCATTGATCTAACTTGCCAATCTTTTTTAAGGCTCTTTTGATACCATGCTTTACAAAAGCCTGGTGCGATCTCGGTTTGCCAACGTGCTTTTCACTAGGGAACAACCAATCATTAGCACCCTTGCCTACTACAAAAGACTTTACTCTTTCAGCTAGGTTCTTACCTATGTATACAAATCGTTCTTCGTCATCGTTCTTGACACGATTTTTAATTACATTCTTTTGGCTCATAACCCTGTCAATCTTTATGTAAGGCTTTTCTATATTTAGTTTAAAGTCTGATACTTTTAGTGGCACTACCTCTGATGCTCTAAGACCTAAAGCACATAAATGTGTATACAAAGCATTTGCAGGGTTACAATAAGTATCAACAGCAGTTAGTACCTCTTGTGCAAAAGATTTATCAGGACACCAAATCTGCTTACGTTTTCTTTTAACATTAAATAATTCAGCAGGATTATAAGCAAAGTTGCGTTTATTTTTGAGGTAAATATAAGTTATTGCTCTTTTAAAACCTGTATAAATATGATGAATAGTAGTTAAAGATACAGGCTTATTACCATATTGTTTTTTCTGCACTAAAGTTTCATATATTCTTTTCATAGTAAATTCATCTATGCTTGATAACCTTAAATCACTAATAGATTTACCATCAACTTCTAATGGTGTTTCAATTATAACATTACCTTTTTTATCTCTTTCAATACCCATAATATGATATTCAAGCTGATACTTATAACCTAAGTAAGTGTTTTGCTCGTGGTTTTGTTGTGAATAAGGCAAGAAGCTATTAATAGCATCACGAACTGTTAGAGTGCTTATTGGTATAATTTCTGACTCTTTGCCTAACTGCATTAGCTTTTCTGTTAAGGCTTCTTCAGTTTTGGCAAATGCTATTTTCTTACCATTTTTTCTAAAATAATAAACATTATTAGCTTTATCGTAGGAGTATTTAACTGACATCATCTTGCTCCTTTTAAAATACATTTGGATATAAATTCAGCTACTAATTCCTGATTACTAGACATTTCATCTAGCATCTGATCTTTGTCGAATAGAACTGCCTGACACATTTGTTCGAATACAATCTGACCAATAGTTGTCCTGTATAAGTAGGTAAAATCTTGGTTCATTTATGCTGCTCCCTTTAATTTTTTGAGAACATCATTGGTAAAATCTCTATCAGCTTGGTCTGGTTGCATACCATCAACTGCTATCCATTGAACTAAACCATCTGTTATTTTACCTGTTTTTTTGTCTGTTGTGAAAGTAGCTTTTTGCATCCAAAAACCACTTGCTTTTAGGGAAATGCCACTTTCGTGAGGTCTAGTGTAAGTAATCACACATTTATAACCCATAGCAAAACAAGCTGCTTTTGCTTTACCAAGAAGAAAACTTGCAACATCTTTACCACCCTTAGTACAGAGCCGTCTGATCTCTACATGATCCCTTCTTCTGTTCCATTTAGATGATGGTACATCTACTGTAGCAACTCCTAGTAAAGAGTTAACATCAAACCCAAGAGAATTACTGTCTTTTTGGTCAACAGCACCAATAGAAAATTTATGTCTTTTTAGTGGCTGTGAATGTCTATGATTTTCAGACACAAAACTTTGTGCTTCATCAAGTGATAGTTTTACATTTGTAAGTTTCATTAAATAGTCTCCTAACCATTTTCGCTTATTTATAAGAACATTATATGCGAATACGCATAGTAATGCAAGTAAAAAAAGACACAAACCTGTCAGCCCTATGCTTATTTCCTGTGAACCCTTTGGTCTATCCCTGTCAGCCCTAGTAAATTTTACTAGACACTTACTAGACACTTTTATGCTTTTTGGAGGTATTTTTGACCTATTTTTTAGGAACGTATTAGGTATCAAATAGGTACATTTTAGGCATGGGTAATAAAAATAACCTAATAACTTCAATGACTTACAAGCTAAGTCTTTGATATTTCTAACATATTTTATTTTGGCAGAAATGGTGGGACTAACTGGGATTGAACCTGTCGTATAGCTCTGTAACCCATTGAAATCATTAAGTTTATTTTTTCTACTAGACAGCACTAGACACCCTTTTGTCTATTTTTTTACTGTCAATATGATAATTTAGTTTTACTAGACAGGTCAAATTGTTTTACTAGACACTTTTTTTTGTATAACTAGACACTTTAGACCTGTTACACCCTAAGCCTTACGTCTTTTAGCCATCTTGTTTGGTTTAATCTTTTTGACCATTTTCATTTTTTTCTTCTTTGGTTTCATAGAACCATAACCTTTACCCATAGGCATAATATTTCTCCTTTGTTAACATTTCCATCTGCGTCTTGCAGCCTTACCTCTTGGGCCTGTCCAACTCCTAGACCTGGCACAAAAAGACTTTCTTCTAGCAGCAGCTTTACTACCAGGCTTTACCTTACCTGTTACTGGTGCTTTTAAATTACTGCCTGTGGCTTTGTTGTATTTAGCCCTACCCTTTGCCGTAAGACCACCACCTTGTTTTATTGATCGTTTCTCACCTCTACCAACAGATAGATTGACTGACTTTTTTTTCTTACGTTTAGATTGAGCCATGCAATGATCTCATGCGTTTAACAAGCCTACCTGCTCTGTTAGGCACTTGTTTATACCAATTAGAATCAATCATCTCATCAGCAGCTTTGTTCCAATCTCTAGCATCAACACCTGATTTCATACCTACAAACTTTTTCAGTCTAGGGTAGCCAAGATTAAACATCATGTTTGCTATGATTAGCTGTGCATCATCTGGTAGGTGTTCAAAGTCATCATATAATAATTCACAGTCACTTAGGACAGTCTCTATATCCTTGTCAAACCAAGCCTTTACCTGTTCTTCTGGTATCTCAACACCGATCTCTGTGTACTTCTCATCATCCCACTCGGTAATCATATGGCCTATACCACCAGTAATCTTATTTTCAGTACACATATAGGTTTCATGCTTACAGCCCTCATCGGCTTCAAGTTCTTTTCTTAACTGATCTATGTCCATGATTTGCCTTTTTTTGGTATGTGTTCTTAAATGCCTAAACAGGTCTTGCATTACTTTCTTTTTCTAGCTTTTGCCTGTGCAGTCTTGGATAGTTCCCTCATATGAAACAATGGCTTTGATGAAGCTGTGTGTGTCTTGCCAGAATGTAACTTGCCATTAGGCATCCTGTGCATACCACCCTTATGTTCTGTGCCATCCCTAAAATAATGTTTTACACCTTTTGCCATTACTTCTTCCTTTTTTTCCTTTTGAGTTTCTTAAAATCTGCACCAGTTATCTTGTTTCTTGGTGGGGCTGTTCTAGCTAGTTTTTTCTGTTTTGGAGAATATTTACTAAACGGCATCATCGTTTCCTTTTTCTTACTATTGTTTTTACCTTACCTTTTGGATTGGCACGTTTGCGTTTAACAGCCGACCTAATCTGTGATTTAGTCATGCTCTTAGCCTTTGCAGATGGCACACATTTAGGGTAGCCCCTCTTACTGCCTTTGGCTTTACTGCGACCACATTTCTCATAGCCACCACCCTTTTTAGGTGCAGAAATATCGACCCATTTTTCTTTCTTGAACCACTTAGTAAGTCCACCAGTAGGCTTTGCCATTACGCAGTCCTATACTTTCCACCACGTTTCTTGTAAGTCCTGACCAAATAGGCATTGGCATAAGCTGAAGGATATACGTCAAACTTTCTTTTTGTTTCGGCCTTTACCCTTGAGTACAGGGCTTTGTTTGTTGGTATTGCTTTTTTCTTGCTGCTTTTCTTTTTTTTGCTTGGTAATGCCATGACCTGCCTTTGCTTTCTGTTTTATTGAATCAATATATTTGTGCCAAAAATAGTTGGCTATCGCATGAAAGAAATCGTATAACCTCATGTAAATACTATTCATTTTGTCAGTCCTTTTTGCTTTTCGTATGTGCGTAAGCCACCAAGACCAAGCATACCCATCAGGACTGTCATCAACGATCCCATGTCAAATGTAGGTAGGTTTGGTATCTCTACAGCTAGGTAAGCACAAACAAAGATTGTTACTGGTGCTAATACAAAATGCCAACATAAAGCTATGCCACAAGTCCAACCAATAAAAGGCCTCCAACCTGCTACAAATATAGATTTATGACTAGCTTCTGCTTTATTTATCTCTATCTGACCTTTGGCTAACTCCTGTGCATGGTTTTCAGCCATTGTCGCTAGTTCATGGGCTAGTTTATTCTTTTGGTCTTTGTCCTCTATAAACTTACCAACCAGGCTTGTAACAGGCCCTATTAATGCTGTTAACATTACTTAACTCCATTCTTTGCCATATAAGCAGTACTACCCATATAGAAACCAACTATAGAACTGCCACTTATATAAAATAAATTCGATAAATCAGTCAGAGCATTTACTCTTTCAAGAGGTATAAAAAACATTGCTACAGTAAATACACCCATACCGATAAGTGTGTACCTAGCCATTCTTAGCTGTGCCAAGTTCTTTCGTAGCTTAGTCTCTGTCTCTTTTATTTCTTTGGCTTGTTGTAGTTCTTCATTCGTAATTGTATCGTCACCATCAAGATCGTACTCATCTAGGATGGAGTTTTTTTGTAGTTTCTTTTGGGTCATGTGCCGTTTATTAATTGATTGGCTAACATCTGTGAGGTAGCTGGTACTGCACTTTGCATTGCTCTACCTGCTCCTGATACTAAGGCTCTTGTTACAGGAACACCTGCTTGTGAGAACATAAGTGGTGAAGCGAGTGTTAAACCTGCTGTTAATGGCTCTACTTGTGTAGCACCTAATACTCCACCACTTCCTGTAACTATTCTATTAGCTTGTGACCTACCTGCCGTGCCTGAGTTTGGAACTGTGTTACCAATTATATTTTGTGCATTTTGTGCAAAGTTCTGCATCCTAGCTTCACCTGCTGAAAAACTAGATTTTCTTTTTGATACATCACTTTTTGCACTAGCTTGTAAAAGATCGCCAGGTGTAAAATCTTCTGATACTTTTTTCTGTAAAGATGCGTTTCTAACTATTTCAAATTTACCATAAGATTTATCTATATTGTTTAACACAGGTGCTAATTTAGGATTTGCTTTTTGTAATTCATTAGACAAAACACTTCTTATATCAATCAAAGCATCTGCTTTTTGCATAGATAAGTCTGTGCCTTCTCTTGTAAGCCTTTGTATATCTCGTCTAAGTAGTGTTTGTGCTATTTTTATGTTTCTTCCTGACATCTGACCATTAGCAAATCTCTTTGTTATATATCTACTTGCTCTATCAGTAATATCTTTCTTAATTTCATCCGATAAATCATTTGTTAGTTTAGATATTTCAGAGTTCATAGCTGCTTCGTCTGTCAGCTTCATTTTACCAAGAGTTTTGGCATACTGACTTTTCAGCACGTTTTGACCAAATCCAATAAGCCGTCTACCTTCAAGATTTTTTGGCACTTTTACAGCAATATCTTCTAATGCTTCTTCTACGGCTGCTCTATTAAAACCTTTTTGTGATCTTTGCAAAGCACCTTCAACAGCATCGCCAATCAAAAACACATTGCCAGATACCTTTTCTTCTAATGTTTTTAGGCTTCTTCCAATTAACCCAGATTCACCAACTGCTTGACCAGGTGAAAGTTGTACACCTCTATCTAATAGTTTTTTTGCACTTTGTGTTATTCTTGGGGCTACAGCTTGTATTGCAGGGTTAGCAACAGCACCGATAGCTGCTGACGTTCCTGCTGATTTTGCTCTGTTTGCTAACCCACCTTCACCTGCACCGAAACCATAAAGACCACTACCTCCTGCCCCTACGGCTGCTGATTTAGCTACTGTTTGACCTTTTTTGCCGAGACCTAATGTCTTTGCTGCTTGACCTATTCTACCAACAGTAGATGCTGTTAATGCTTGTCCACCTGGTATAAATGCTGCTGCAATAGATGGGAGTATAGCACCTGCTATTTCTGTTCCATAAGCTACACCAGGATTTCTTCTCCTAAAATCATTAATTTTATTTCTTACCTCTTTCAATGTGTCAGCATAAGTAGCATTACTATCTAAAGCAGATGTTACAAATGCTTCTATTTCATCACCAAAACCGAAAGATAGCCCTTGTCCTGCTGCCCTAGTAAAATCAGAAACTATATCGCTAGTTGTTCTATCATTAACACCAGTTGTCTTAGATTTTGTTGGTAAAGGCATTTTTTACTCCACTATTTCAAAGGTGTTGGTTTTACCATTATAATACAAATCACCACTTTTTAGTTCACCAGATTCGATTGCTTGGTCATACTGTGAATCTGTGTCGTATTTCATAAATATTGGTTTGCTATTGTTTTCTTCAAATTCAGCAAAACCTAATAAATTACTGTTCTTTTTAAAGTATTTTTCTTTTAAATCTAATATCTCACGTTTTCTTTCAGCTAGTTTTTTCATACCTAAAATCAAAACTTTGTTTGCTTCTGGTGTATTACTCATATTAGCAGTAGCTTCACTAAATAATTTTGCTTCAAAGTCAGAAGTTGCACCTGATCCTGGCACTCTCATTCTAGGTATTTGATAAGCAAAAGCTGCCCTTAAAATTTCTGTGTTTGATAGATTTTGTATTTGTTGATCATTCAAAAACCCAAGTTGTTTCCCTAATGATTTAAAAGGTGTAATAAGTTGTGTAAGTGGGCCAGTTTCAGTATCACCCTCTAATAATGCCAACGAAATATCTAATCTTCCAACTAAATCTCTGTCAGCACTAACTTCTTTTTGTAAAGCACCAATCTGTGCGATTCCATTTTTTGCTGCTTCTTGATTTGCTACAGTTTCAGTTTTTTGATTTACGTTAACAGTTGATCCTGACTTAGATGGTAATTGATATTTATTTGAAGCTAGTGCTGCTTTTATTTCTGCTGAATTTTTGTCACCAGTAACAAAATCATTTGGATCAGTCGGATTAATCAATGTAATTATTTGTGTTGCTTGTGGCTTTGGTCTAGCTGCAAAACCAGAAACATTTTGAGATACATTACCTGATAAAGGATTTGTTACTTGTGTACCATAAATTGTACCTGCACCTGTATTTTGTGTAAATACTGATGACGTTGGTTGTAGCATTGCTGTTCCAAAAGCATTGGCAAAAGCATCTGGGTTAGACATAGCAAAAGCCCTCATCTCTGGTGATGCGTTTGCAGGTATCATATTCATTATTTGTTTTGTACGTTCATCTTCTCTAGCCACTTGTCGGTCTATTGCCCCTTTTTGTAGGTAAGCACCAACTAATGCAGAACTAAGCCTACCTAGCCCCTGTAAAGGTGTTTGTACTGGTGCTGACGATAAACCTTGCTGTTGCAGTTGTTGTCCTAATATACGTCTAGGATCAGACTGAAATGCAGGGTTAAGTGCCTTAAATCTAAAACTTGGACTCATTGTTCTTGGTGGTATTGCCATTATTTATCCTATGAAAGTAAGTATGCTGAACCTAGATTACCTGCCAATCCAAACAAACCACCTAGATTAGCTTGTCTAGCAGCATTAGCCTGATTGAAAGCGTTTTGTTGTGCTGCCTGTTGGGCTGCAAATGCACCTTGCGTATCTATTGAACCTGGTGCAAAGAAACTAGCCTGTTGTACTTGTGGGCCACCTAACAAGGCTGCTAACTCATTGAAGTTCTGACCTCTTAGTGCATTTCTTTCAGCTATCTCACGTTGTCTTTGTTGTTGTGCTACCTGATTAGATAGTAGCTGATCGGCTATCTGTTGTTGTCTTGCTGCATTTTGCAACTGAACATTAGCTGCGTTCTGACCAAAACTAGCTTGATTAGCTGCCAAACCAAATTCACCACTAGCTGCACGTTCTCCGAACTCCATAGCCCTGTTTGATCGTGCCTGATTAACTAATCTGTCAGACTCCTGACCTGCTGCTAATGTAGCTTGTTGGGCTAGTCTTTGTAGTTGTTCACCTTGTTGTGACTCAAGCCTATTTACTGCCTGATTATATGGATCACTTGTTATAGGTATGCCACGATTGATAAGATTACTTTCTAGTTCATTTCTTTGCCTGGTAAACTCTGGCTGCAACAAACCTAACTGTCTGTTAAATAATGTAGTTTCTATATTGCTTCTAAAGGCTTCTGGGTCAGACTGTAAGGCAGTTAAACCCTCTGTGCTTAGACCTGTAGGTAAAGCCACATTACTAGCAATATTCTGATTGAAGTTCTGTAAATTACCAAGCTGTGTTGGGTCAATATCCTGTGCTGCACTAATACCTGACAAAGTAGGTGCTGTCCTAAAAGGGTTTTGGAAGTCAGGGTCATCTTGAAAGATAGGTGTACCATCAGGATTTTGCCCTATAACTGTACGACCTGTAACTCTGCCAAAAGCTGTATTACCCAGACCTAAACCAGTACCTTCTGTGGCTGCCCTCATCTGTGCTTGAAAAGGTGTTTCCTGTGTAAAGGCTGCTGCTTGACCATCTTCTGGTACTGCACCTTGCACAAACTGTCCTTGATCTCCTACAGAACCAAATAATAAATTACCATAAGGTGTAAACTGTGTAATCCTATTAGCATTAGCTTGAGCATTTATTAACTCGTTAGGATCAGGTGCAGGTGGTGGAGATGCACGATTTTTACCCATATTTTAGTTCCTTCTTAGTTATCCATTTACATTCGTCTTTTAACATTCCCCAAACAATCGCATCGTTGGGATAGTACATTTGTCTTAAAATACCCTCTGGTGTAAATCCTAGCTGCCTGTTCATTTTCATGGCTTTCTTGTTGCTTTCATCACAAGTCACCAACAGCCTGTTCGCATCACATTGATTAAATGGATAAGCAAACAAAGAATACAGGACAGACCGAGTAGCCCATCTGGGGGAGTCGGATGCTATACTTGCTTCAATCTGTCCATCTCTATAATCGTGAAATACTGCACCTGCTATTAGCTGACTGTCCTTTTGAACACCTATAGCTGTTGATGGGCCAAAACCTGTTATACCTATTCTTTTTGCTACCCAAGCCCTCACATAATCATCTATGTTTGTAATTATAGAAATCACTAATAAACCTTTACTTTCTTAGGATTTACTTTAGGCACTAACTTACAAATACAACTATATGTAATGGTTTCGTTACCTTTGATAAACTCTTGATTATTCAACACTTTTTTAAAGTATGTGCAGTCATTTACTGACTCAAAATATATAGCACCCTGCACTATGCCATTCATATAACAGGCCAACATAAATGCCGTCATATTATACCTTTTTTCTTAGCAATGATTACAAGCACAGTTAGACCACCTGCTAATAAAGCAGTAATTAAAATACCAAGAACACTTTTAAGAATTATGTCCTCTATTTTCTCTTTTCGTTTTTGTCTATCAATAGCTGCTTGTTTTCTTCTTTTCCTAGCTTCTGAACAATGTTCAAGGTAATCTGTATAGAGATTTGGTCTGCCATACAGTTGCATAAATTCTCTAAGTTGTTCTTTCTTTCGTCTTATTTCTTCCAATGCCATAAATTCTTCTAAGTCATTATCTTGTTTACCTAGAAAATTAGTCCACATACTGTTTTTGCGTTTATGTAAATCTTGCTGTAACTGATCTTCTGCACCTACAAACTTACCAATAGCTGCTCCTGCTGCACTTATCTCCCTACCATTTTCAACAGTTTTTTTGATAACAGCATAAGCTGCATTGGCTGCTGCCAACATCTCAAGCATGACATGATTTACCTATTTATTAGTTTTTGATTATTATTGATATTAGAAGCACGATTGTTGTACCTGCTGATCCGATCAACACAGCTTCTAGTCTTTTGACTCTATTAAGTAATTCTATAAATCTTTCTTGGCTAAGTGCTGATAGTGTATCTAATTCAGCCTTAACAGATTGCACAGTAGGTTTTGCCATTATGCGAGGTCTCCTGCTACTTTATATGCTATAACAGAATCCAAAGCTGCACCTGAAATATTTTCACATTTTATTGTAAAGTTTGCGGCAAGTCTACCTCCACTAAACATAGTTCCATATTGGTTTTCTGCACTTGTAGCTGTGATAGATGAATCTGTAGTTGCCATATTGTTAGTAAAAGTTTTTGTATAATTTCCTGTGCTATTATCTGTTGCACTTCCAATATTGAAACTGTCTGCTGTGTTTGCTCCATCATTAGATAAACCCCAAGCCTTTAACAACCCTTGCTGTAAACTTGTAGTAGCTGAACCCTCACCTCTTACTGTTATAGCATTAGCAGAACTAACACCGACCAGTGCATCTACGTTTAATGTACTCATGCGTTTTCTCCTATACTAGCCATTATGCGAGGTCTCCGTGAATTGAACCCATTGATAGGTTAGCGTCTGTAGCTGCATCTCCTGCATTAACATGATATATTTCTAATGTAGATGTTAATATTTCATCTTTATCTGTGCCATTATATGTAGAGTTTGTACCACCTATATCCCAACCTGCTCCATTTGAGTATGAATAAGTAATGTTGTTCATGTTATTTGAATAAGTTATTTTATAATTAGCTGTTCCTTCATCATTAAAACTACTAACATTTAAACTGTCATTTAAAGAAGCAGTTGAAACACCTGTTATTTGAAACCAACATTTAGCCAACCCTTGTTGCAGATTAGTTGTTGTACTATTGCCTTCACCTGTAACAAGTATAGAACCTGCTGTGGTTACACCTGTAAATTTATCTACTTTAAGT